CGCCCATCTTCAGTCAGCGTGAAGCGGTGAACCTCAATAGGTGTCTGGCATAGGTTGCGTACCAAGCCAGCCTGCAGCGTTGCACGGAGGATAGGGCTCATGCGAACACCACCGGGCGATAACGTTCAGCCATCTCAATGCAGTGCGCTTTGAGTTGGCTTAGCTTCACATCGCTTGTGCCTTCCTTGGCATCGATGTCAGAAGCACAGCGGGATGCTTTGATGAACCATGCTTGCCGGGTAGCAGTCCGGACATCGTAGCGCTCCACGTTAGCAGGTCCCATATCAACCCACATTAGGACAGGGTCGCTGGTGCCATCTAGGACGCTCCAGCCCTTCCACTGTCCACCGGGATATTCTGCCCATTCTGGTTCTGTGGTTGATGTCGTACCGGCTACACGACACTCATACACCCTGCCATTAGGAGTGCTAGGGACTACACGATCGCCAACAGCATAAGTCGTGCTGGCTGTCCATGTCGTAAACCGTGAGTAGGAATCAAGGATAGAGCCTATCTCGGTTGTGGACAGTTGTGGGTATGACTGGGCATCCACGAACAGGCTCACTTGTGCAATGGCTTCGGCACGGGTCAACATAGTGTAAGTATCCCACACGAGAATCAGCGCAAGACTAACGCAATAGACAAAGAGAAAGCCCCCGGCAGTGATGCCGAGGGCTTTGTAGCGAGTCTGCTAGGATTATGTAGCAGAGGATGCACCAACGATGAGCGAGCCTGGGACTCGTGCAGATGCTGTACCGGAAACGTTTCCGATATCAAATGCGGAGAAGGCGTAACGCTCGGTTGCCTTGAATGCAAGTGCATCTTCCTTGAAGTACTGCTGATCGGATACTTCAATCGTAACCGAGCGACGGTCACCGAATGCAGTTCCAACCGACAGGTCACCAAGCAGGATGTAAGGCGTAGAAGCTGCAAGGGTCTTCTGCATATTCTGGACGAATACAACATCGTAACCAAAGAGCTTAGGTTGTGCGCCAAATGCCTGTTGGAGATCAAGGATCGCGTTTCCGCTAAGTGCGTTGAGCAGAGGAGCGATGGCGTTGTACCAGATCTCCTTGTGCATATACCACTTGGCGTTAGCTGCGTAGGTTGGCAAGCGTCCTACCATCGTTGCGAGGTTGGTCAACGTTGGAGCATACGTGATTGTCTGCCCGGTCGTGAACTGAACCAAGGAAGCGATGTTAGCCTTCGTTGCGTTGGCATTGTAGACAGCCCAGAGACAACCATCAATGGATGTGGTTGCATCTGTCGCATTGTTGAACACAACACGGTCTTCTTCCTTAGCCAAGACATAAGCCATGTCACGGGCAAGGGATGCACCAAAGTCGATGATGCTGTCTTCTGCGAGTTCCTTGGAAACCTGCGTGAGAACTGCTGCCTTCTTCGCTGTCAAGCTAACCTGTGCAAAGGTCATATCCGACAATGTGATTGCCGTATTCTCACCCGGGTAGTAGACAGTTGTCGATGCAGTGCTGTTTGGTACACGGAGCGTATCGCTGGACATCGGGTAGATGCGGCAGTTTTGACGTGCAATACCAAATTGCTCACGGAGGTAGATAAGGTCGCTGGACAATGGATCTGGGACTGTGTAGCCACCAGCACTGTCTGTGCCTTCGTTTGCCTTGATGTGGTTCTTGACCCAATCGGTAGCCTTGCGGTTGCCCATAATGGAGCGAGCCCACTGACCCCAAGCGTATGCCTTGTAGTTGCGCTCTTCGGCAGTATCACCTGGGAGGAGGTCGGTGATGCGCTTTGATACGCCACCGGACTTCCATGGCTTGTCTTCTACAGGAGCGGAAGCAACAGGAGCGGTAACGCCGAGGGACTTGATGGTCTCTATGCGCTCTTCGATGTTCTTTGCCTCAGCCATCAGTGACTTGACCTGTGCAAGGTCTCCATCACCAGCTGCGAGTTCACGAGCGGAAGCGAGAAAACCTTCACGCTTGGCTTGTAGTTGTTCGATATTCATAGTTGTGTTAACAACTCCAAACGGGCGAGCAGTTCGGCTCGCTCGTTTACATCAGTGGCTTTCGCCTCGACTACGAGATCCGGTTGCTTCTCTGGCTGGTCTGCGTCCCGCAGTGAATCCCAGACAACAGGGGCAAGGCGCTTCGCGCTTGACCGGCTAAGACCGACTGCATCCCGCAGCCGACGTTCGACACCCCGCAGTGATACAGGGTGAATACACTTTTTACCGTGCATGGCATAGAGAGCCTTTGCACGTTCTGCGAAAGCATCGACCAAGGCATTAGCCATGTCGGCACTCTCGATCACTTCCATTGCACCAGAAAGCGCATCCCAGTAGGCTTCAAGCCCTTCGTGGATAAGTTCTCCTTCGGCTTCCTTGAATATCTCAGCTGCATACTCAGCGGCTGATTGCTCAGGCATCGGAGCCACAACCATCTCTTCTTCTTCCATCATAGGCTCCATCCCGTACATCTCCTCTAGGCTCTTGACCGAGTTTCGGTACTCGGCAGGTGTAGGTGTGATGCTTGCCTCAGCGATACACCAGCGGGTAATCTCGCTTGCCTTGCCTACGCTTTTACGCTCGACCATATGACCAGCCGCACCAGACGAATAACCCATCTTGCCCTGTTTGCAAAGCTTGGCGATCATGCTTCCGTATTCATCAGCCATATCTAACTGCGCTTCGTACCATAGCCCGGTTTCGTCCATCTTGACGTAGCCAGTACCGATAGACTTCTTGCCGATCATCTTGTCCATGCCGTGGTGATAGTAGACATTCAAAGGGACACGCTCACCGGCTTTGATCGGGAATCCAAAGTCTGTCTGAGGTGTGAAGTAGTCACCCTCTAGATCGGTTGCATCAGGAGAGCCAAAGCGCACAAGGTAGCCTTTGACGCTTCCAAGGCGGTCTGACTTAATCGAATCACTGTAGACGGTTAGCAGGTCCATAGCGTAAGTATCCCACACACCCTATACGAGGCTCCGTAGTGGCAGTACACGGGTTGTAGGTCCCCAGTCTTGGTTGTCCTGCACCTGCACAAAATCAGCAAGCGGTTTGCCATCCATGTACATCTGATAGCGTGTAGGTCCCATGATGGCTAACTTGTCTGCTTCGGACAGACCAGCAAGGATTCGGTCAGGTGTTGCTACTGCTGGTCTAGTATCAGGGATTGAAGAATCCCCGGTAATCTCCGCCCATGACATCGTTACCGGAACCATGACGCATCTACAGTTCGGATGCGATGGCATGATTTCGTCTGTGGCGGAAAGCGTACCGGACAATGCCAGACAGGCTAAACATACCCGGCTATCTTGGGTCGCTTGCCGTCGGTATCCTTGCACCGCAGGGTTCTGGGTGTAGAGTTGCCGTTGTGCTTCACGGGCTGACCGGATCATCTCGGTACGTGCTATGGTCTCCGCTCGTTGCCGTCCGATATCAGCTGCCTTGCGCACACGCCGTGCAACAGTTCGTGGACCTTCACCCAGCGAGATTCCCTGTACCAAAGCCATCTGCATAGCGTCAGTGGTTACCTGCGGGATTGTTGCAAATAGCTCACCCAGAGGGCTTCCATCACCCGAAAAACCGACAAAGGCTTGGAGGCTTTCGTCTGGGAGTTGTGTCCATGAACTGCCGAGTGTAACGCCAGCCGGTTTACGACCAGCCGCCGTTTCAACCATGCCGACGCTCGCCTCATTCGCAAGGATGGCACTTTCGAGTTGTCCATCGGCGGTTATCTGTGCCCCCTCGATTGCAAACTTCTTTAGGTTCCTGCCTAGTTCCTCGATGTTGTCTATTATGCGCTGACGCATCCAGAGTATGGTTTCGCTTGGCGGTTCGCCGTTGGCTTCACGCTCTGCGATGCGCTCTTCCAAGGCTTCGAGTTCTTCGATGCTGGCTTTGGTAGCGGCTTTGTATGCTCTCTGCATCCGGGATATGGCTACGCCTTCACGCTCCAGTAAGTCATTCCTAAACTTCTGACTAGCGGCATAGATTCTGCCCGTACCATCGTCTACTCGTTTGTATGAGCCTCCATCAGCTCGTACCCGTAAAAAGGGTGAGACTTGTACACCACCCCCGGGGTGCAACAATCAAGGCTCTTGCCTTCATCGCCCTGCATTTGGTTGCGCTTGGATGTTGCCCAGCGGAAGCCAGCATCACCGCCCCACAAGTCCCAAGCTACGCGCCCGGCACTAGGGAAACCATCCTCACCAGCGTTGAATCCTTCAGCCTGCTTATCAACTTCATGACGGGAAAAGAAAGAATACATCCGGAGAATCGTATCCTCGGATAACTGCTCACCGTTTACAATCTGGTTTGCACGAGCGAGTCCTACCCGCGTCCCTCCATCAAAGCCCTCAGCCTTCCAATCAAGGGCACGTTGTGCCGCTTCCTTCATGCCGGATGTCGGGCGATACTTCATGTCGAATGAGCGGATCTCAGCAATAGGCGCATCGGTAGTCTGTACCGGGATTGCCTGTGGGTGTAGTTGTCCCTCGTCCTGCGGCACGGCTTCAAGACCAGCAATGCGCTTTGCTTCCGCTCTATCGATAATCCCAGCCTTGTACAGTTTCTCCGCACGATCGGCTTCCGCTGAAAGGTCATCAGCCAAAGCCCGTACACCTTCAAGGTCATACTGTACAAAATCACCCTGCTGAGTCTCTGGGTACTCTGGCAGGAGGTCAGCGGTAATCGCATCAGCCAAGACACGCAGGAGAGGAACCATGCCGTCCTCCCACGCTGCCTGCTGTGCCCTCTCAAAGTTGTTGTAGGTGGAACGCTCAAGACCAGCACCAAGACCCAATACCATGGGGTTGAGTCCAAGGGCTGAACAGATACGCTCCTCAGGAACACGTCTCACGGAATCCAAAGCAAGCTCTGATGGCGTTAGGGATACCCTATCCATCTTGTATGCTCCGGTCATGACCACGATACCGCCTGAACCGTCCCCGCTCAGGTCTTCATGAAGTTGTCGCTTGACCTGCCGTGCATCGTCCATTGAGATGTCTACGGTCTGGTCTTTGGCATCAGGCCCTACTATGAGCGATGGCATCGCACCATTAGCCAGCAGTCCCCATGCGGTCGTTGATGCGGTGTTGTCTGTTGCAATCTCGCGCAAGACAGCGGTTACCGGGCTACGTCCAAGGCGGATGTCCGAAGGTTCCCTGCCGTACCGAATGTGGATGATGTCAGATACAGGGATGTCGAATGACCTACCATCCGTGGTGTAGACATAATGCGTTAGTGGGTTGATGCCGTTACCGACAGGGCGCACCATGTCTTGCGGAAGGAACTGCAAAGCTGTCACAACACCACGGGTAGTAGACCGTATCTTCCGCAGGTAGGTGTTGCCGAACAGTTTGTAGTCTTGAATCACCCAGCTCCAAAATAAAGAACCCATGACCATAGGATCAGGTTGCGCCATAAGAGCGATTACCGGATGGTCTTCTACTGGTTCCGCTTGCTGGCTGTCTACCGGGCGATAGTACTTGACTGTAGCCTGTGGGAAGTTCCTGATGTACCAGTCAATCGCGCTTGCCACGATACCGTTAAGCCCAAGGTCTCCCGCTACTCGTGCCCAGTCTTTGGTACTCCCTGGAAGCGCACGGCGCAGGAGCGTTTGCAGCTGACCGGAGCCATAGCCGGTTAGGTAGACATCACGGGACTGACTAAGCGGCAGTGGTAGTGCTTGTGTCGGGTTGGCTACAGCCTTGCCCCCCAAGAATCGGTCAAAGATACCCATGTGCCTAGTATCCCACAGGCAATAAAAAAGCCCCCTTGCGGGGGCCTGTCTGTTTAGTTGTAGTATCTACATCCTAGTGCGTTGACTTTATATGATTTACTTTCACTTTCAATCCATACAAACATTCCATCGATTTTGACTACGTAACCATGGACATGGAACCAGCCAACTTTTACCATTGCAAGCTGACCAAGCTTGGCTGGATTCTTAGGTGTTGGTGCAACGAACCCGGATGCTTTTGCTTTTGCACGGAGCGCAGCTAATCGTGCTTGCGCTTCTACTCTAGCTTGCTCATTGATCAGTTGTTCTTCTCTTGTAGTCATATCTCTCTATCTCCCTAGATTTATCTTTTTGTCTTTACGATATATGCTTTTGCTTGAAGAATACGAACAGTGCGATTCCATCCTTCAATCCAAACATATTCTTGATCGACTTTGACTATTGGACCTTGTATTGCACAAAGCTCTTCTGAGGTAATACCAGCGGTGTCTACAATCTGGCGAATATAATTTCCACCAGCCATCTCACCAACTTGAGGTTTAAACATCGTGTATTTCATGCTCTGAATATATACCATATGTGTATATAGGTCAAGTGTTCAGAGGTATATTTTACACGGCTCCCCACATCCGTTTAGATCCACAAACTTGCCAAGCATATGCAAGAGCATCGACAACGTCATCATGTCTACCTACAGGGAAGCTCAACAGCTCGTCTTCAAAATATGCAGGTAATCCTTGACAGTGAATAACTTGCGATTGCTCGTATCGAGCTTCAAGCGGTCCAAAGCGCGTCACTTTATCTCTATCTGGTCGAATACCTCGGATGGGTAATTTTGTGCGCCTGAGCAGTTCTTGGACTACAGCAGCTTGAAATTGTACTTGTTCGATTCCAATCATCGTGGGATTCCATTTTTCAGCCATCGCTTCAATAAAACGCAGAACGCTTGCAAAGTCTGCACGTGTTCGGTTGATATCCCGTACATAAACTGTGCCATCTTCAGATCTACTAACAACTGCTACGCCAGTATAGTCGGCTTCGTTTTTGGTTGATATTGCGAGATCAACACCAATAAAGGTTGTTAGCCCCTCTGGGCAATCACCATAACGTAACCATTCACGTTTTACTCGTGCACCAGCTGCATCTACGAACTCGGCTAGGTATTCCTGCCGAAATGCAATGCTCGGTAATGATTCCCCAGCCTTTCCAACTTCATCTGGATCAATCCATGGATTAGCTGTAGTTGGCATCTGCCATGACATCCAATCGCTATCTGCACCAGCAAAGTTGTATAGCGTCTTGAAGTAATTAGAGCCTTTAGGCGTAGATAGAAAGAATGCATCGCCTTTGTAGTCTGTAAGCGTTGGGCGTATGGCTTCAGTCCATGCTTGCTCTAAGTGTCTAGCCATAGCTGCCTCGTCAATGATGACCCGCTTGTACTTTCTTCCACGGGCAACGGTACTAGGGTCATCAAGCGTCCAGTAATCGATGGCTGCCCCGGTTATAAGCTCGATGCGCGGTGCAGGAGTCTGGACAGCTCGCCGGATAACCGGAGCATAGATACGCTTATGATCGTTGTATGCCTCTTCTAGGAGCCTGTAGGTAGGAGCAAACCACGCGCAGGGCAAGCCATCAATCAGTACCGGGTCGGATAGCAGATTCCCGCCTAGTGTTGTCTTCCCAAAGCGTCTCCCACAGGCAAGCACGTTGTACCGCTTGGCTTCCCGCAGTATCACCTGCTGGGCTTCGTGAGGCCTTGGCAGGACTAGTCGAATATCAGGCATTAGTTACCTTCTACGGGTCTTGCAGGAATCGAACCTACGACCATCCTCCCTCTTGCAAGAGTACGCTCTACCACTGAGCTAAAGACCCATGAAATCAAATGTTAAACACCAGTGCTACCTAACCCGCCAACACGCTCATCTAGCTGTACATCATCACCCGTAAAGTACTGCACAAAGACAACCTGAGCGATGCGCTCACCACGCTCTATTACCCAATCACCCTGCGTCCTGTTATGTAGTAACACCTTGATGGTGTCCCCATAGTCAGCATCGATGATGCCGGGAGCGTTGGCAACAGCAAGACCACGCAAAGCTAACCCTGACCTACTGCAAACCATAGCGCAAAGGTGTGGTGGAAAGATAGCAAGCGTACCCGTGTCAATGCCTACAGTAGCACCAGCAGGAATAACGATGTCCAGCTGAGAGCGTAGATCGTACCCGGCAGAATGCTTTGTAGCCCTTGTGGGTTTGACCCCATGAAACCGTATATCTGTCATGGCTTATCAGCGTACTCCACGATGACCTTGACCGGTGAACCATCAGCCCCGGTCTGCTCTACCCGACTAGACCACTCGGCCTTGTGCTTGCGTTCAAGCCACCATGCAGCCGCTTGCCATGTGCTATCAGCTGCCTTTTGAATGATAGCCACGTTGCGTACCTCGGCATCACCTTCTGCCTTTTCTATAGCATCGGAAAAATCGGAATGTTGCTTAAGCCAGTTTGCGAATGTACCTTGATCGATATTGGCATAAGCACAAGCTGCTCTACGGGTATTACCAGCCCTTAGAGCCTGTGTTACACGGGTCACAGTTTCCTCGTTGTATTTAGTTGGTCTACCTGACATTTGATTTTCTCCACTTCTCATCAAGGATTGCTGGTACACAGTTACGCCATGAGATCTCGTGATGTAAGCGAGGATTGCTTGTATTCATTGCTGTAACTTTGACACACGATGGCATTCTCATAACGGTATAAAACGACTTTACATATGTTCCATATCGTTTATACAATTCGGTGATTCCACCGGGATTCGATTGTGTCTCTGTCTGATTGACAATGCCAATATTGAATGTAAAGAATAAACGTCCAATGCTTCCCAGTGATGTATATGTAGACACATCTTCATTCATACGCGAGATAAACGTAATCGGTCGATCTACAGCACAAACAAATGTATTCATTGACTTACGTTTGAACTTCAAACATATGTTTATGGTTCTTGCTATTGCTGAGATATCACCGCCAATATAGTCTCCACCTTGAGCCAGAGCGATGGTGTCAGCTTTTGTTTCAACCATAAAATCAACCATCGATTGAAACAGACTCTGTAGGTTTTGTATAGGTTTCTGTTGATATCTAAAATCTTTATCAAACTTCCAGACAAAACTCGTGTAGTCATCATCCATCTGAATGAAGTGCGACCATCCTAAATCTTTGGCAATCGTATATGCCGCATTGCGAGCATAGGTAATTGTTCGTCTATCATTGAAGTTGTCCGACTCATCAATAGATCGAGCAATAGCCTCTTTATCAAACATGATGACATCATCGCCAAAGTTAGCGTAGTATTCATCTGCTCTTTTATCTTCGTTATCGATTACATATTTGATTGGTCCAGTATAGCCACAACGACGCAATACACCTGTTGTTTTGACATTGTCAGGTCTTCCATGGGTTAGTATTAGGATTCCCCAGGATGCAGGTTTATTCTTGCTCTTCATCGGTTTTCTCGCTGCCAATAATGCCTTGCATTTGTTTGACCATTTTCACAAATCCGTTTTGCAAAGCTGCATCAAAATCAATAATTACCAAGGCTGAATCTTCAAATAGTTTTTGAATATCGGCATCTGCGTGAGCGTAGTATTCTGCAATATTGCGATAGTCAAAAACAATATGCCGATATGTCGCTGCAATAAGAAATGCTTTTACATCATCTGGAATATTGGCACTCTTTATTGAAGCAATCAAACTGCTTTGCTTTTCGGTGTCATAGAGTTGATCTAAAGATGGACACTCACCAGTAGGTTCATATGTTGGAGCCTGAATGCTACGCGAATAATTGTTATCTTCTCCAACTTCAATATCTCCGGTTAGTGAACCTATAAGCTCATCAAGGTCATCTGCGCCATACCCTGTACCTTCTAAGCCGATAGGCGTCTTCGCAAGCTCGGCTAAGATGTCGGTTATCTTGGTCGTGTCATCTTGCCCGATACGGGTAGTCCGGTTGTCAACAACAAGAATGCGTAGCTCTTCTTCGGGAGTAACGTCAACCCATTGAACCGGTACGGTTTCCCAGCCTAGAGCCTTTGCAGCCATCACCCTATGATTTCCCGCTAGGATGTGCTTTGTGCTCAGGTTAGCCACGACAGAGCCGTACCAGCCATTCACTGCTAGGCTCTTCTTGATGGCTTCCACATCCCCTTGATTAGCGTTGCGTGGATGATGCTTGAGCAGGTCAATAGCGACCTGCTCAATCTCTTTGTTTATTACTCTACTTGCCAATGAGGTTAGCCTCTATTTCTTCTTTGGTTGCCCATACAAGGGCATCTTTCATTTGACGCTCACTGATGCCTTGCTGTTTCGCGCGTCTCTTGACATCAGCGTACAACCAGCGTGTATACATTTCGTTGTATACAGCCAAGCACCCAGCGCCCAGCAGGATACCAAGGGCAAAGGTAATCATTTTGATACCTCCCAGATGACTTCATTCTTGACCGGGTGAAACTTGCCTACGATCCAATCATCAGCCAGCAGGTCTTCTCCCGATATCAAACAGGTTGCATTGATGCGTTCAATGTCTGCTCCTGAGAAACCATCCCAGAGTTCACAGAACCTCAGTAAGCGGTATCTGTCCCATGCCATCCGCCGGATTGGTTTACCGTGCTTTAAAGCCACAAAGGCTTGTTCTATTGTCATTCTATTACTCCCATTCGAAAACTTCCCAGTCATCTGCCTTCATGTCTTCGTATGTGAAGCATGTGAACTTGCATTGTGTTTCCAACAGTTCCGCTGTTTGTCGGTCTACAAAACCGTTGGTTGTTGGGTCATGAAAAACAATCCTGTGTTCGTCATCTTCTAACCATGCCTTGCGAGTTATGGGCAATCCATCCAGAAGAGCATCTAATACATCTCCGAATCTCATCTCATTACCTCCCAATCATCCCTCGGTTGTCCTTCGTCATCGAAAAGGTCTCGCATCAAAAGAACATAACCTACCCATCGTCTCCCGTTGTAGTGTCTCACCTGCTCGCCTTGTGAATGCTCTATATGGCAGCAGGAAGCCCAGCCGGTTCGGCGTATACACTTGCCACGCCTAAGCCATCGATACGCTTGGTCAAACTTCATCCGATGAAAATCTCCCAGTCCATGGCAAGGACATCAGCACTACCGAAAGAAGCTACCCGGCTGTATCTACGGTTCCCCGCACCATCGAGCAGATACAGGCATATCTTGCCGTCTATCATTTGCAGAAACCAAGAAGCGCCATGCCGTCTCACCATGTAGCCAGAGCGTAGCTTTTCAAGTGCTACGGAGAAACTACCGTTTGCCATGGTCTGCACTTCTGCCTGTATTTCGATTCTCGCCTGATCTAGAATCTGCTTTTTCCAATAGTTGATCGTGGTGTGATTGTAACCGAGGGTACGTGCTGCATCGTGGCATCGCATCCCTGATGCCACAAGCTCTTCGTATCGTTGCAGTACCACGTCACGCTTACGATGTGACTCGACGATACTGCACTTAGGCCTTGCCATTGCTTATCTCCTTGGCATCGTTTACTACACGGTCGGCATACTCTCTAGAGCGTGTCACCAGATAGGCTGCGTACCAAAGCACTTTGTACCTATCTTGCTCTGCCTGCCCCTTATGCTCTTGGCGCTGTAGGTACTTCAGGATGGAACCCGAAACAAAGTCCAGGTTCCAATCTTCGATTACTGCCAAGGCATCAAGAGTGCCGACCGTGTAGTGTTGTCGCATTAGTCCTCGAATGGATCAGTGATGTCTGCGGTAGGAACAGCCTTGCGTAATGGCTTTGTAGCTGCAACCTTTACCGGCTTGACGGTTTCGATGACGTTGGTCAGTTCGCCGTTCATCTTCTGACGGGTTCCAACCACTACCTGCCATTGCTTGGCTTTGAGTGCTTCAATGTCAAGGTCTGCAAACTGAGCATTTGTCATGCGTCCAACCATGCCATCGAGCAGGATTGTCAGTTTGGCTTTTTCGTTGCCGTAGTAGGTCTTTGTGTACTGAATAAACCGGAATGGCTGACCATCGTCATCGCCTACTTCGGTGGTTTCAAACACCCAGCGGAAGTTAGGCTCCAAGACGTTTGGATCGTCAAAGCTCTTGCCCTGCGTTGCTTCGCAATCAATCAAAGCACAGATGTAGATGCCTTGCTCGGCTACACTGTACTTCTTCCCGCCACCTTCCGAGAACTTCCCGTGTTGTGCAAAAAATCCCATACATTCTCCTTGGGCTACCGCCCGTCATTTGGCACTATTGCCACACCAACTATATACCCACTAAGCGGATATTGTCAAAC